AGACCGCCGCCGAAAACGTCGACATCATCACCGCCAAAATCGCCGAACTGCGCCGCGAGCAAGCGCAGGCCTCGGCGCAAGACAAAGCCGACTACAACGACCGCATCGCCCGGCAGGAAAGACTCCTCGACTACTACAGCCGCCAGGCGCAGCGCGAGAGCGGCGAAGACCCGCAGGCCGAAGCCGCCGCCGCAGCCAAGCGCATCGCCCTACAAACTCAGCTGCAGACCAAGCTCGCCGAACTCGAACGCCTGCGCCGCGTGGCTGCCGGCCAGGCCTCGGCAGACATCCTGCTGGACGAAGCCAAGAACACTGACGCGCGCATCAAGATTGCCGAAAATCTGCGTGATGCCTGGGTCTCCGCGCTGCAGAAAGTCCGGCAGGAATCCGCCAAGGCCACCGAAGACGCCAAGACCCTCGCCGAATCCGCCGACAAGACGCGCCAGGCCGGCGCCGACAAGGCGCAAGACATCCGCCGCGGGCAGATGTCGGAAAGCGACCAGGCCTACCTTAACCAGCGCGACGCCACCGATTTCGCCGACCGCGCCACCACTGGCGCCCTCGAAGCCAAGCTCGCCGCCCAGCACGGCCGCACCGACGCCGCCGCCAAGCTCGCCGAACAGGCCCTGAAAGACGCCGAGCGCGCCAGCAAATACGCCGACAAGATCGCCGCCCCGGAAGACCGCGCGCAAGCCACTGAGCGCATTGCCGAAGCGCAGGCCACCGCCATCGAGGCGCAGGCCAAGGTCAAGGAAAAAGAAGCGCAAAGCCTCGACGCCACCGCCGCCAAGCTCAAGTCGCAAGTCGACGAACTCGACACGCAGATTACCGACCTCAAGACCAAAGCCGCCGAAATCGCCGTGCAGGTCAAAATTGATGATGCAATCGCCACCATTTCCAGCCTGAAAGCAGAGTTGGCGAGCATCCCGGATGTCACGGAGAAAAAGGTCAACGTTGTCGTAACGAAAACCACCGCCGAGGCCAACTCGTTTTCGTCCGAATCCTCGATGACCGAATTTGCCAGCGGTGGCTACACCGGACCCGGCGGCAAATTCCAGCCGGCAGGCATCGTGCATGCCGGCGAGTTCGTCACCCGCGCCGAGATCCTGCGCCAGCGGGGCGCCCTCGACTTCCTGGAGCGTTTCAACCGCTTCGGCATGTCGGCGCTCCCCGGCTTTGCCGATGGCGGGCTGGTCGGTCGCCTCGCCATTCCCACCCTGCGCTCCCCGCAGCCGGTGAACGAGCGCATGGCCGCGACCTTCAATTTCCCCGGCCTGGGCAGCTACCGCGCCACCGTCAGCGCCGATACCTTCCGGCAATTGCAGAACGACTTTCAGCGCGCGGCGCTGCAGAAAGGGGGGCGCCGTTGAGTGCCTGGGAGGAAGTTCAGATCGGCGACTGTCGGCTGATATTGGGCGATTGCCGGGAGGTTTTGCCGACTCTGCAAAAGCATGATTTGCTTTTGACTGATCCGCCATATGGGATTGGTGCGGACAAGGGCAAGAAAAGCGATCCAAGACCATTTAACGGAAGTGCTCCGATTGTTTGCCGCCACTATCCGGAAAACGAATGGGACAACATCAGGCCAGACGAGGGCGTTATTCTGACGGCCGTGCGATCGGCAAATGTTGCGATTGTGTGGGGCGGTAATTACTTCTCCGACTGGCTAACAGCACAAGGTCGTTGGTTGTGGTGGGACAAGTGCCAGACCATGCCAAGCTATGGGGACGGCGAGCTTGCGTGGACAAATCTTCCGCAGAATACGCCGAAGAAGTTTACGTTGGCTAACAACAAGATTTTTGCCGACAGGGTTGAGCGTTATCATCCAACGCAAAAACCGCTTCCCTTGATGCTCTGGTGCCTGAGTTTTGCGCCAGAAGCACTGACGGTCCTCGACCCGTTCGCCGGAAGCGGAACAACTGGCGTAGCGTGCGCCCGCATGGGGCTGCAATTCACCGGTATCGAGCGCGAGCGCAAATACTTTGACATCGCCTGCGAACGCATCGACAACGCTTACCGGCAAGCGCCCCTACTGCCCATCCTGCCGGTCAAACAAATTCAGGGGGCGCTCATCAAGTGAAAATCCTCAAGATCGGCAGCGTCGAGATCCCCGCGCGCAGCTCGCTGGATATCGACCAGACCTACGAGCCGCTGGGCGGCGAAACCATCCTGCGCACGCTCTCAGGCGCCGGAATCAAGCAGGCGACCTGGCAGAAAACCCGCACCGTCATCAGCGGAGGCGGCTGGATCCCGCCAGGCCTCACGCATCTCGACTACACCACGCAGCAGAGCGTCGCCTGCATCGTGCCGCGCGCGCTGATCTGCAACGGCAGCCGCATGGCCACCCTGCCGGCCGCACGCCGTGCCGATACCGGCTACGAGCCCTGGGCCTGGGCGCTGATGCCCGACGGCAGCGTGATCGCCAGCGAGGTCACCATCGTCTCGCACGTCGCCACCGTCGCCGCCGTGACCGATGCCATCGGCTACCAGGTGCTGTACTACCCGCTGCTCACGTGCTGGTGCTCGCGGCCGAACGAGAGCGGCTCGCGCGGCGAGGCGTCGTACCGTTGGGAACTGGCGTGTGAAGAGGTTTGACAATGCGTGACCCTGACGAATTTTCCATTGCGACCGCGCTGCTGATCGTCGGCATCTGGCTGATGGTTGCCCGTTCGGCTTGTAACGCCGTGGGGCTGCTGTGAGCGGCGAAACCTACGCCGGCACCAGCGGCAGCGGCGCGCGTGCCGGCATCTGGTCGGCGATTGTGCTGCTCGACAGCGCAGACGTTTCCGCCCGCGTGGTCGGCGACCTCCGCATCGATGCCGAGGAAGACAGCGCCCGCATTGCCGAACTCACGCTGCGCCCGACCGGCGGCACGACGTTTGCCATTGCTGATTGGGTCGGCAAGTCGCTGACGATCGACATTGCAGACGTGTCCAGCGGCAGCGCCACCGATATCCAGCGCCTGTTCAGCGGCCTGATCGACACCCCCACGCTTAACCTCGATCTGCGGACCATCAGCATCCGCGCCACCGACAACTTGCAGAACGTCCTGGAAGCGCTCGACGCCGCCGCCATTGATGCCCTGATCCCCGACGGCTATCACTCGCCTGTGATTTTCGACCCCGCCGCCCGCGGCTGGTCGCGCGCGCAAGACCGCCTCTCGACCGTCCCGCAATCGCTCGACCTCACCCCGTCCGGCAGCCTGCGCGTCACCGATTGGGCGCCCGCCGTGTCGGCGCATTTGTCGTTTACCGAAGCGCACGTGCTCGACGCCTCGCTCGCCGTCTCGCTCACCAGCAGGCATCAGCTCGTCAATCGCGTCGATATCGACTTTGGCTATCGCTTCCCTCGCGTCAAGGCCGAGGGCTGGCCGCTGTCGTACAGCTACGTCGACGAGGGCAGTATCGACACCTTTGTCGACGGCAGCAACCAGTTTCTCACCCGCGCCGCCGTCGAAACCGCCATCCAGTCCGCTGGCGGTACCATCGAATCGATTACATACACCGCGATGCCGACCAGCACCATCGGTTCCTGGACGCCTGGACCGTGGGATTACCTGCTGTGCATGGGCTTCGACGCGGTAGTGTCTTTTGACTACGCGCAGTTGATTGAGGAGCAGCACAGCATCACCGTTTCGGCGCCGAACGCCATCGCCGCCGTTGGCACTCTGCGCGACCGCATGAGCGGTGCACTAGAGGGCGAATACCCGCCGATCCCGACCACCGAAGCGGCGATGCTTCTCTACCGCAACGCAATCAGCGGCATTCCCCCGCAGGACACCGCGACGCCCACGTCAGGCAGCACCACCGCCGCCAATGTCACGCTGACCACCGACACCGACCGCGATGCCGCAGACGCGGCTATGGAAACGCTGATCGCCGCCGCCAAGGTCAAGATTTGGTCCTCGCACCGCCGCAACGCGGTATCGGCCAGCGTGGCGCTCAATCCCGCCCTCGACCTCGATCAGACCATCGATATCAGCGTCACCGGTCTGCACGCCCGCGGCAAATGCTCGCGCGTGGCGCACATCCTGTCTCCCGATTCCGGCAGCGCCACCAGCGAATTCTCGATCGCTATCTGTTCGGTCGCCGGCGTCGGCGTTTCGCACGCCGAGACCCCGACCACCGCCCCGGCCGGCTCGTCGCCCTCGACCACCACGCTCAGCGGCTCTGCCACTGCCGACTACAACGCCGGCCCCACCGAAGACAAAATCCTGACCGTCACGTTTCCAGGCGTCGAAGCCGTCGAACGCAACAAAGCCACCGTCGCCCTGGCCAGCAGCTACTCCGCGCCGCTGACCGAGGATATCCTGAGCATCACGCTATGAGCGCGCCTGAAAAAGTCGTATGAGCGAGACCACCACCCCGCCGCCGCCTGAAAGCCTGGTCAGCACGCTCGACACCCTCACCGCCGCCGCCGGTACCACCACCCGCAAAAACCGCGTGTTGCCGCAATCGTCCGCCGTACCCGCCATCCCCACGCGGACCGGTACCGGCGTGTCCGCGCCGTCGTCCTGATGTCTGTCGACGACCTGATCCGCGCGCGCCGCCAGCTGGCCACCGGCACCGGGCACACCACCCGCGAAAACCGCATCCTGCCGTTTGCGCCGCTTTCGGTGCAGATCCCGGAGCGCACCGGACACAGCATCCGCCCGGAAGACGTCGCGCCGCTGTGCCTGCCGGGCGACCTTTACCAGCCCCCGACCGGAACCTTTTCCGCCCCCGCGTGGTACACCGACGCGACCAAGCTGGCCTCGACAGACGGCCTGTGGAAGCTCGACAAAAGCCAATGGAAACGCTGGTCCGGCCGCAGCTACTCCAGCGGCGACGTCTATTTGTCCGGATCCGGCCCGCTGGTGCATTTCAATTTCTCGTCGCCCGCGTCATCGGCCGTGCTCGAATCCACCGCCGCCACCGCCGACCAGCAATTCACCGAAGGCCCGTGGAACGAACGCACGTGGCACCCGGTTCGCTCCGCGCTGTACCTGTACTCCGGCCTGACCGGCATCCTGCAGCGCCTGAAAACCATCGGCTTTCGCGCCACCGGCAACCTGTTCCCCTCGGGCGGCTCGCTGCTCACGTGGGCGTTTTCCGACGACGGCACCGCCGTTACCGGTACCACCGCAAAACCCGCGTGCATCAACCGCAACGGCGACGAGCAGGGCATTGTCACCCGCGTCCTGGTCAATGTCGGCTCGACCGCCAACCACATCAACAAGTTGTTTTTGAGCATCGGCGACAAGCAGCTCTACATCAAGACCGTCACCCCCTACGGCTGGCTGCCGACGCTGAAAGAATCGAAGGCCAACGGCTACACCGGCATTTCGCCGATCTACTACGCCAACGACCTCGCCAAGGTCAATTTGCTGGGCCAGGCGTACCACGGCCTGGGCATCACGGCGGGCTACGAAATCACCACCGACGGCCTGCTGAACGCGGGCTATCCGCTGCAGGCGCCGTACGGGTATCAAGGTCCGGGCAACTGCAACACGCGATACACCAAAATCCCCGGCCTTGCGGTCCCGCCGGATCCCTACGCCCCGGAAACCGCTGGCCAGTTCCCTGCCGATTTCATCGCGGCGGGCAACAGGTACTACAACGACATCGTGTGGTTCGGCGGCAGGCACTATGCCTGCTCGACCACCGTCAGCCGGCTGTCGCTCACCGATCTGCAGTGGGTGCATATCGATGATGCTGGCGTCGCGCGCGTGCTCTCGCTGGCGTTTTCGTCGCGGACTGCGAGCACGACGACGTGGAACGTCTACAACCATGGGCCGGTCGTTTTCGGGCAGGGCATCGGCAGCGCCGTGCTGCTGACGACCATTACGATTACCACCACCAGCGCCGAGGCGATCGCTGAATACACCGGGCTGAATACCACCACAAAAGTGGCTTTTCAGACGGGCAGTGCAGACGTGCAGGGGTATTCGACATCTTACGTGAGTTCCAGTAGGAAAAAACACACGAATGGCTACGTCCTGGCGACCACGATGCCTGTACAGCATTCTCCGACCGGACGGCAGATTGCCGTCTGCCGCGGTTTGTGGTGGAACGGATACTCAAGAGGCGTATCTGGCTATGATCGCTATCCCGATACCATCCACACCGTCGCGACGTTCGACATTGCCAGCGATCTGACTTTCAGCGCGCCGACCGAGGTATTTCAATGGCAGGCGAAATACCCTTCTGACCGTGTGACGACGTTTTCCTACGTGCCGTATCCACCATTCCCGGATGCTCAGGACTACGAGCTGGCGACCACGACCATGACCGCCTATTCGCAAATCGAGTGCAGACAATTCGACTACCGTTCCGACGGAACGCTGAATGTGGTCACGTTTCAGATGCGCTGGTCGGCGAAAGCCGGGACAAAGTTTATCGCAGTCAAGACCAAGCCGCACGCGGACCGTGCGCCGATGGTTTGGCCGGATGAGGTGGAATCTGACATCAATGTCGAACACCAAGAAAATGTTATCGGATTTGGCGCTGCGGGTGATCAAGAAATTGTTGGAGCTTTAACCAACGAGGGTGCTTATGGTCACGCATGGCGCCTCTCGAACAACTGCCTGTGGGTAGACATGTACCTCGGATCATCGACATACGAGCAGCACCTGGTCTCCCCGATGCAATCCAAGACTATCCCCGAAGTTTTCGGCAGTTACCTCGAAGGCGCCACTGCCAACGACAAACGATACGCCTCCTACAACCCGCGCACGCAGCAATTCGGCGGGGTCCATACGGCCTACGTGTCGACCGATCCCTTCGCGCGCTACTGCTCGTGGATTTGAATGCTTCCGCCTGAGCCCGCGACCAGCGTCGCCGCGGTTGCCGTGTCCGCCACCGGGCTGACCATCCTCGGCATTTCCACCGGCCTGCAGCCCGACATCCTGCTCGCCGGATTCGCTGGTGGCCTGTGGGCGCTGACCTACCAGCCGCCAGCGCCGCTGTTTCGCCGGGCTGCCGCCACTGCCGGCTCTGCCGTCGTCGCCGGATACCTCTCGCCGATCGCCGTCGCCATCCTGCGCGGCGCCCTGCCGGTAGACCTGTCGCGCGAGATCGCCCAGACCGCTTTCGGCTTGCTGATCGGCCTGATCAGTCAGCGGGTGATAGGCCCCGCCGTGCTGCGCATCGCCGACCGCAAAGCCAGGGAGTACGACGATGGAAATTGAGCCCGCGACGCTGCTGCAGGCAATCGTTGCGCTAGAATCCGTCATCGTCGCACTGCTCGCCGAGCCCGCCATCAACCGGATGAGCCCCTGCACCAACCTGGTCCCGCGGCTCGCTTTTCATTTGCTCACCGTCGGCGCCGTCGCCAGGCTG